CGATGAAGCCTATGCGGCATTAGAAAAAATAAACGCGATGGCATTAGCGGTAGAAGATAGAAGAAAAGCTGAGAACGACCTTAAAGCCGCAGCGAAAGCTACAGCTGACGAGGAAAGAGCTAAAAAGCTTGCTCAGCTTGCTGAAGATAGCACGCCTTATGAGAAAATGATTGTTAAAAATATTTGTATAATTTGTGACATGGAGCCATGTGAATGTTTCACATATACCAAAAAGACGGATCTTGGAGAATAAAAGGCAATGAGCATATGTTTTTTCTCCAGCATGAAGAGGCTGTAAATGCTGCTGCTCAGATAGGACAACAAATGGGAATGACTGAATTCGATATTATGGTCGAAGTTCAAGAACCAGCCTACCCTAGTCCATATGAGCAGATACTTGGATTTCAGATTTGTAACCGATGCGGACTGCATCCCTGTGAATGCTAAATGGAAGTAAGTAGAAAAGATATAATAATAGATAACGTTGTAAAAGGCGATTTTTTAAGAGTACCGATCACAGGCTATCTCGATTTACTCGGCATAGACCCGATACCTTCTCAGATCGCTTTAATCAACGCAATCAATAATCCGAAGTACCGATTCATAGTCGGGGCGCTTTCACGCCGGCAAGGAAAAACTTATATTGGCAATATCATTGCTCAATGTGTTTCCCTAGTTCCAAACTCGCACGTATTGATTGTCTCTCCGAATTTTAATTTGTCGCAGATTAGTTTTGATTTGCAACGAAATCTAATTAAGCATTTTGATCTTGAAGTGTCGAAAGATAACGCAAAAGATCGAGTCATTGAAATGGCAAACGGATCTACGATACGACTCGGTTCGGTGAATCAAATTGATTCAGTAGTAGGACGTTCTTATGATTTTGTACTCTTTGATGAGGCTGCCCTCGCTGATGGCGAAGCTGCTTTTAACGTTGCTATTCGGCCAACACTCGACAAGCCGAATAGTAAAGCACTATTTATCTCCACTCCTCGAGGTCGTAATAATTGGTTTAGCCGTTTTTTCAATCGTGGCTTTACTGATGAATTTAGCCAGTGGGCTTCAATAAAGGCAACCTGGAAGGATAATCCTCGAGCCACTGAGAGTGACATTGACGAAGCGAGAAAAAGTATGTCAAGTGCGGAGTTCAGCCAAGAATATGAAGCAGACTTTAATATCTTTCAGGGCCAAATTTGGGCGTTTAATTACGAAGAGTGCGTACAAGATCTTTCAAGTATGGATACTCGTGGCATGGACATTATTGCTGGCATCGATATAGGGTTTAAAGACCCAACTGCATTCGTAGTTTTTGCTTATGATGGTGAAAAATACTACTGTCTTGAAGAGTATTACGCCGCGGAGCGTACCACTGAGGAGCATGCTAGGTATATTTCGGAAATTATACAGCGACGAGATGTAGACTACTGCTTTATTGATGTTGCGGCCGCACAAACTCGATACGATTTTGCCCAAAACTATGATATTACAACTGAAAACGCAAAGAAATCCGTAATTGACGGAATTGGATACGTTGCTTCTTTAGTAGATAATGATAAATTGATTGTAGATCAGTCATGTGGTGAGGTATTGAGAAGTCTTGACCAGTACCGCTGGGATCCAAACCCAAACTTACTGAAGGAGAAACCACTTCACGACAGTTCTAGTCACATGGCAGACGCGATTCGTTATGCTCTTTATAGCTTTGAAGTGGCTGCTCCAACATTTTAAAGAGCTGGAAAAAAATATTTCTTGACTTTTAGCTGTTAGGTGACTATAATACTATGAAAGAATTAAGCAGATATTTTATAAAGTGGATTCGAGACGCGGCGAAGTCCGCGTATCAGAAGAAATCCTATTGTGAAATTTGCGACACCACAGAAAATTTAGAATTTCATCACTTTTATAGCGTAAGCGAACTTGTTCATGCTTGGGAAAAGCTGAACGGAGAAGTTAAGAGTGACGAAGAAGCAATTGCAGAGAGAGACGGTTTTATCCAGCAACATAAATATGAACTATTTGAAGCGACAGTCACTCTCTGCAAAACTCATCACATGAAATTACACAGTATTTATGGCAAAAACCCTAGACTCTCTACAGCAAAAAAGCAAGAGAACTGGGTAAGAATTCAAAGAGAGAAACATGGGTTGGTTTGATAATCTGCGAGAAAAGTTAAATCCTGCCCAGCGAGATATTGTTTCGATGGTAGAGGGATCTGGCCCTATTTCTTCCCGTGAAATAATTTCAAATTACACTGCATATTATGAGTATCTAGAGGTTGTAAACCGCGGTGTAAACATGATTGTAGATGATACAGCGGAAATTCCGCTTCGAATTGGGGAACCTATAAAAGGGCTGACCCCAGTTGTAAAGAATGTTAGACGCACAAGAGTAGAACTTCTTCTCAATAAAGAACCAAACCCATTCCAAGATATATCAACGTTCAAAAGAAACCTCATAGTTGATTATATTTTAGATGGCAATTTATTTATTTATTTTGACGGAACAGCCCTGTATCATCTACCCGCTAACTACGTTCAAATTGAGCCAGACGAAACTACTTACATTTCAAAATTTACTTTTCAACATAACGTAGATTATACTCCCTCAGAGATAATCCATGTGAAAGAGAATAGTTTCCAAAGTATTTATCGTGGAACAAGTCGTTTAAGAGCAGCTCGTAGAATTATGAGCCAGCTTACAAAAATGAGAGAGTTTCAGGATAATTTCTTTAAGAACGGAGCCGTCCCAGGCCTCGTTATCAAATCCCCCTCTGTTATTAGTGAAAAAAATAAAGAACGCATGATTCAATCATGGATTACGCGCTACCGTCCAGACGGTGGTGGTCGTCGTCCGATGGTTCTTGACGGCGGAATGGAGATTGATAACATAACAAACGTAAACTTTAGGGAAATGGACTTTGAAGCCTCAATCGAGGCCGCGGAAGTCGAGATATTAAAAGTTCTTGGGATTCCTCCAATTCTTTTAAACTCTGGAAATAACGCAAATATACGACCAAACCATAGATTGTATTATTTGGAAACTATTTTACCTATTTTGCACAAGACTTGTTCTGCACTTGAAAGATTTTTTGGCTATGAGATTGAGCCAGACATTACAGGAATTCCAGCACTTCAGCCGGAATTAGCCGATGCAGCCTCGTATTATGCAACTCTAGTAAATACCGGAATTATAACTGCGAACGAAGCACGTTATCAATTAAACTATGACTTTAAGGACGGACACGACGATCTGCGTATTCCAGCGAATATAGCGGGCTCAGCAACCGATCCTTCAACAGGAGGGCGACCTTCGTCGCAATCAGATGAAAGCAATATTTGAACCAATTTTTAATGCTTATGTAGCCGAAGGTAGAGAAATTCCTTATAGAGAATTAGTAGAAAGATACCCCAAGGAACTAAAAGCAATAAGAAAAAAGTATAATCTTATTACTACTAGAAGAATAGTCAGGCTAGTAAGAAAAGCGTATGCTGATCGCTGGCATGAAATCCAACCGAAGCCCGTAGTCGCTTCAGCATCAATTCTCGAAAAAATGAGAATAGCTTCATCAAGGAAATAGTATGAATAAAATTTTTCATATTGGTTCCACCTTTAAAGCCTTTGAAGAAGATGATGATATATTTATTCGAGGTATGGCCAGTACAGCCGATACCGATCGAGTAGGAGATATTATCGAAGCATCTGCTTGGACTAAAGGTGGGTTAGATAATTACAAAAATAATCCTATAATTTTATTTAATCACGATAAAAATCAGCCGATCGGCCGAGCGGTAGAGCTTAGCACTGGAGATAATGGTCTGCAGCTAAAAGCAAAAATTGCTAAATCTGCTGGTCACGTGAGAGAATTAATTAAGGAAGGCGTTCTTGGAGCTTTTTCTGTCGGGTTCCGAGTCAAGGACGCTGAATACTTGAAGGAATCCGATGGATATAAGATCAAGGACGCAGAACTGTTAGAAGTATCGGTAGTTACCATTCCTGCTAATCAAGCTGCAACTTTTTCTTTAGCTAAATCTTTTAACTCAGATAGTGAGTACGAAGAGTTCAAAAAAACGTTAAAAGATTCCTTCCCAGAGAACGAATCGGTTGACTTCCAAGAAGTCAAAGCACAGGAGAAGACTATGAGTGATATTGATATCAATGCCATCGTAGCTGCAGCTGTAGAAAAAACAGCAACGGCTATGGCTATGAAGGATGCCGAGAGAAAGGCTGAGGAAGCTCGCAAACAAAAAGCTCTTGAAGAAGAGACTGCGAAAAAAGCTGCTGATGAAGCTCGGATTATAAGTGCCGTCCAAAGCGGTACAGAAAGACTGATGCAAGATGTTGAAAAGCGTCTCGCTGAGAAAGATGCTGACTATACTCGCGTTGTAAACGAGCTTCAGTCAGAGCTGCGCGAGAAAGCTGACGAGATTCAGAAGATTCGTGACAGCAAGCGTGTATTCTCGAACCGTTCTGACGAGAGAGAGTTTGATGTAGAGACGGCAAAGGATGCTTATGTTCTTGGCGTTATTACCCGTAAGGGCCTTGACACGAGACTGGGCCGCCAGTTCATTGAGAAAGCCTCAAATGACCAAGCTGGCGTGCGCGTACCAAACCTTGGTACTACAATCGAGCCATTTGAATCTATTGTTTCAACTTCGATTGAGCAAGATATTCAACTTCAGCTGATTCTTGATCCTCTATTCCGTAAGATTACGATGAACGCCGCTTCAATGGTTGTTCCAACTCTTCCAGATACTGGCTACGCTGATTTTGCTAATAACGCATTCTCAGGCGGTATTCCAGGTGCGTCTACCTTTAAAGGTTCTTTGGAGGAGCGGGACTCTGTTACTGCAGGTAACCCTTCACCTCTTTCAAACACCGGTATTCAGATGGGTCAAAAGACTCTTACTACGTTCCGTATGACTTCAAAGTCATATATTGCGAACGAAGTTGAAGAGGATGCAATCATACCTGTTCTTCCGTATATTCGTGAGGCAATGGTTCGCGCCCATGCGCGTGGTATTGAACAGTCACTTCTGCTTGGCCGTTATACCGGTACTGTTTACTCCGGTGCAGGCTATGAAGGTCTTGTTAAGCTAGCTACTGGCGACGGTAAGACGGTAGATTGGGGCGGTGGTTCACCACCAATAATTTCCCCAACCTCTTCGACGAGCAGCGACCAGTGTACTGCTAGAAAACTTCTTGACATGCGTCAGCAAATGGGCAAGTATGGCCGCAACCCAAATGACCTCGTATTTATCGTATCTCTTGATGCGTACTACGATCTGCTTGACGATTCAGAGTATGATGACGTCAACCTTGTAGGTCAGGGTCTTGCCACAAAAGTAACGGGTCAGGTAGGTTCGATCTACGCGACTCCAGTTATTGTCTGTGACGAATTCCCAGGCCGTGCTAACGGTAACCCAGCAGCTGTTGCTGTAAATACCCGTAACTTCGTTGTACCTGTACTTCGTGGTGTTACGGTTGAGCAAGACTATGATGTTGAAAACCAGCGTCGTATTCTTGTTGCTACGCAGCGTCGTGGCTTTGACCGTATGTTCGCTACGGCCGGTCAAGTCGTTCTAGCTACCTGGTAATCTACCAGTGAGAGGGGCCTTTCGGGGCTCCTCTCATATTTACTATTAATACTATGGCAAATTTAATCACTCTTGACGATTATAAATTACTGGAAAGCATTAATTCTACTACGAGCGATGATAAGTTCGAGTATTTAATTACTGCAACTAGTAAGCTCGTTCGCACGTATACTGGTCAGGATTTTGATGCTTATGTGGCTTCTCCCGGCAAAACTGAGATCTTTGATATCCAGTGGAGCACGTATACAGTTCAACTTGCTGAGACTCCTGTAATTGGAGTTGTAAGTGTTTTTGAAAGATCAAATCAAGCTGAGAGCTATGTTGAGTTATTTGCCAATGGTACTAATAGTAAATATGAGTGGTATTTTGATAATTTAAGCGAAAGCGTATTTCGCACAACGGAGAGCGGGTCTTATCGAGACTGGCCTCGTGGTGTGGGCGCTGTGAAAGTAATTTATACGGCTGGCTACACCACAATTCCATACGATTTGAAATTGGCTGTTGCCGATCTAATTACATACTATCACAAAGACGAATATAAAGAGCGTCAGAGCATTGGCTCTGCTAGCCGTGAAGGCGCTGGTGTTTCTACTATTCGCAACGATCCTGGCTTTCCAGACCACATACGCCGAGTGCTTGATCTCTATCGTGTATGAGTGGACAAAAATTAAATGAAATTTTAAGAGATGTTTTAAAAGTCCTAAATAAAGACTTGAGAGCAGAATTAGATTATGAACAAACAGAACTAACAATAACACCGTCAACGATAGTAAAAGCGGTTACTAAGCAATTATTATTTACATATGCTCCTGACGAAAAAGGCAATGCAAGAAAGAAATTTCCAATAATTTATGAATTATATGGGGAGGATGAAAAGATATTAAAAACAAGAATTTATAATATAATAAAAAGAAAAATTCCCGGCGTTATAAAAGAATTACACAAGAATTATTTAAATTTAATTAATAAAGATACAGGAAGAGCTTTTAGAGGAGTATCAATTAAAGTTACTCCAATAAGAAATAACAGATTTACTGTCATAACTACAACTACCGCTAAGACTAAAGCCGGTAAAATTAATAAATTAGGACTAGATATAATATATAGAGGAAGAAAAGTTAGAGCAGGAAGCTTTGCAGTATTAAAAGAAGGCTATCGGGATATAATGAGGGAACTATGGAAGTATTTAGGTGACGTTATATCTCAAAGAGCGAAAAAAAGAGGAAAAACTTTAAATGATGAAGAGAAAAAAGCATTCAATAGCGGAGCTATTGATCTAGAACACAAAAAAGGGGAAAGTGTTGCTGAGAGAAGAAGACAGGCAGCAGCAGCAAAATTATTAGAAGACCTAGAGAAAGATGCAGAGGGTGGCGGGGATTTAAAAGCAAAAATTGCAGAAGTATTAAATTTACAGGTATGGCTTGACTATAAATCTAATGATATAAGCAATATAGTAGCTGTTTAT